GGCAACTGGGACAGCGTTGACACCTTGCTTGGCGGCGTAACAAATGCTGAGTTTTCCGTGCTAAATGGTCTGACTGCTACCACAGCAGAGTTGAACTATGTCGATGGTGTTACATCTGCAATCCAGACGCAGCTTGATGCAAAGTTGTCTAGCGTTGATCTTTCGGCATACACTGGCGACGTGAACATTACGGGCGAGCTTACTGTCGACAGCTACAACGAAACATACGCTGCTGTCACATCATCTAGCAACGCTACCACAGTGGACTGCGAGGCTGCTAACTCATTCAGCCACACGCTCACAGAGAACACTACGTTCACGTTTAGCAACCCGCCTGCAAGCGGCACAGCTTACTCGTTCAGCATTGAGATTATCCAAGACGCTTCTGCTAGCGGCTACACGGTGACATGGCCTACAAGTGTTGATTGGCCCGCTGCGACAGCTCCAACTCTTACAGCCACTGCGTCTGCCAAGGATGTATTCGTATTCACCACCCGTGATGGCGGGACTAACTGGTATGGCTTCACTGCTGGTCAAGCACTCGCATAAGGAGCGCACATAATGGCAACTAAGAAAAAGATGCTCCAAGCCGCTGCTGGCAATGCTGCTGGCGGTGCTGCACTTGATATTACAGATGTGTTCAGCACATATTTGTATACGGGTACTGGTGGGTCACTAACGGTTAACAACGGCATTGACCTTGATGGTGAGGGCGGGTTGGTTTGGTTTAAGAATAGACAAACCGTAGACATTCATGCGCTTTTTGATTCGGAAAGACCATTAACTGATTATCTAAGAACAAACGGATCCAATGCCGCAAGCAGCGCAACTACAAATCTTACGTTTACCAGTTCTGGTTTTTCGCTTAACAATAGTTTTGGTTTGATGAACAGTACAGGAAACAACTACGCCTCTTGGACATTCCGCAAAGCCCCTAAGTTCTTTGATGTGGTGACTTACACTGGGACAGGTAGCGCAGGTTTATCTGTTAGTCATAACCTTGGTAGTGTGCCAGGTATGATTTTAGTTAAGCAAACTAATGCTTCTACTATCTGGCCTGTTTATCATAGGGGGGTAAATGGGGGTACTAATCCAGAAAACTATCTTTTGTATATAAACGGTACTGCTAGTCAGATTGATAGCGACACATACTGGAATGACACAGCCCCTACAGATAGTGTTTTCACGGTTGGTACTAATTCTAATGTTAACGCCTCTGGCGGAACCTACGTCGCCTACCTATTCGCACACAATGACGGTGACGGTGAGTTCGGCCCTAGTGGTGACCAAGACATTATCAAGTGTGGGAGTTATACTGGTAATGGTTCTTCCAGCGGAGTTGAGGTTGACCTTGGTTTTGAACCTCAGTGGGTCTTAGTAAAAAGCGCAACAAGTGGTAATGATAATAACTGGCATATGTACGACAATATGAGAGGTATTACTACAGGTGGCGATGAAAAAGTTTTGTATGCAAATGCATCTGACGATGAATATCCTGCTTCAGAGTTAGACCTTACTTCTACTGGTTTTAAGACGCAAAATCCAACGTATGGGATAAACACAAACGGAACAAACTACATCTACATGGCAATCCGCCGTGGCCCTCTTGCTCCACCTGAGAGTGGTACTGAGGTGTTTGATGTTGAGTTTGGAAGTGCCTCACCAAAACCTTGGTTTAAAAGCGGCTTCCCTGTAGACTTTGGGTTTTTTAAAAATAAAGACGCCACTGGTAACTGGCAGAGTGGTTCACGTTTGACACAGGGGACAAGTTTAAATCCAAACTTAACAAACGCGGAAGAAGCTGCTTCTTCTACAAAGTTTGACTACCAAAATGGGTGGTACAATAGCTTTGGTGCTTCTACGTCTTGGTTATCTTGGATGTGGAAACGTGCGCCGGGCTTCTTCGACGTAGTTGCTTATACGGGGAACGGAACAGCAGGACGTACTGTAAGCCATAACCTTGGTGTTGCACCTGAGATGATGTGGGTAAAGCGTAGGGATAATACAGACATTTGGGCTGTCTACAATGAGACAGTTGGCAACACTGGGTTCTTGCGGCTTAACGACACGAATGCCGTTACAACAGCTACCGTAGCATGGAACGATACTTCGCCAACCGCAACGGACTTTACTTTAGGGACATATGCAGCCGTAAACACCTCTAGCTCTAAATACATAGCCTACCTCTTCGCAAGCCTCCCCGGTATATCTAAGGTGGGGAGCTACACGGGTAACGGCACGAGCCAAACCATTGGCTGTGGCTTTACGTCAGGTGCTAGGTTCATTCTAGTGAAGCGTACAGACAGCACAGGCGACTGGTATGTCTGGGACACTGAACGTGGTATTGTCGCTGGTAATGACCCACACTTGAGCCTAAACACTACGGCTGCTGAGGTAACGTCTGACGATAGCATTGATCCAGATAGCAGTGGCTTCATTGTTAATCAGGTTGCAGCTACAAACATCAACGTCTCGTCTGCTGAATACATTTTTTATGCGGTGAGTTGAGCATGGCGCATTGTGAATACAGAAAAGCCTACACCCAGCACAAAGCTAATGCTAAACGGCGTGGCGTAGAAATGCGCATGAAGTTTGACGATTGGAAAGGCGTCTGGGTGCAGTCTGGCTTATGGGATCAGCGTGGGCGTGGCGCAGCTAAATACTGCATGTGCCGCCACAATGATGAAGGCCACTATGAAGTAGGTAATGTGTTCATCGCAACCAACAGCAAAAATCTGCATGACGGCAACATTGGAAAAGTATTGTCTAATGAAACAAAATCCAAGATTGCGGAGGCTAAGGTAGGCAAAAAGCGTGTTGACCTGCAAGGCGATAGCAACCCTATGCACCGCCCAGAGGCTAAAGCTAAAATCTCTGCGGCAGTTGGCGGCTCTAACAACTACAGAGCCAAGCGGGTCATCTCGCCTTTTGGCGAATATGGGTCAACAACAGAAGCCGCAAAGGATTTAGACATTCCAGCGGTTACAATTCAATGGCGTTGTCGGCATAATAAAGCTGGCTGGTCATACGCATAATCAACTGACACAGGAGAACATCAATCATGTCAGAATATCGCAACAGAACAACAGGCGAAGTTAAAACACAGGGGCAATGGCGAGCAGCTAACCCCAACATGTCTTTGCCTCGTGTATGGAAAGCAGCCACACTGGATGCACTGGACTTAGATGCGGTCCTACGCAGCCCAGCGGCTACTGTCGGGCAGTACCAAGCGTCTGCCCGTGATGGTGTTGAGCAAGACGCAAACGGCAACTGGGTAGAAAAGTACATTGCCCGTGATATGTTTGCTGATACGACTGACGAGGATGGTGTAACAACCACCAAGGCTGAACATGAGGCTGCATACCAAGCCACGCTGGATGCAGCCACTGCCACAGCTAACCGCACCAAGCGTGATGGCTTGCTGGCTGAGACTGATTACTTTGCGCTGACTGATGTAACAATGGATGCGGCAATGACCAGCTATCGCCAAGCCCTGCGTGACATCACAAGCCACGCTAACTGGCCCAACTTGGCTGATGCTGACTGGCCAACTAAGCCGTAAGGGGGGAGCAGGCACATGCCGTTAATCCCCCTCAAACTACCAGCAGGACAGTACCGCAACGGCACTGATCTCATGTCACAGGGCCGCTGGCGGGACATCAACTTAGTCCGCTGGCACGAAGATGCACTGCGTCCCGTTGGCGGTTGGCGTCAACGTGCTTCCGTTGACCTGAACGGCGTTGTCCGCTCCATGCTTGCGTGGGAAGAGAATGACGGCACACGCCAGACCGCTGCGGGGACGTACAACAACTTGTACGTTATCAACGCAAACGGCACCGCAACTGACATTACTCCCTCTGGCTTAACCGCTGGGCGCATCGACGCGAATATCAACACGGCATACGGCGGCGGGTTTTACGGCAACGAAGAATACGGCTTGCCACGCGCTGACACCGAAACCATCCTCCCGGCTACAACGTGGTCCCTTGAGAATTGGGGGGAATACTTGCTGGCAATGTCACGAGACGATGGCAAGTTGTACGAGTGGCAGGGTGACGTTTTGACTGACGCCGCGCTGATCGCAAACGCTCCCACAGATTGCACTGGCATGATGGTCACGGAGGAGCGCTTTGTTGTGTGCTTCGGCGCAGGCGGCGATCCGCGCAAGGTGCAGTGGTCGGATCAGGAAGATAACACAACTTGGACGCCCGCGGCCACAAACCAAGCTGGTGACATAAATCTGCAAACT